TAATTTGTGAAGCATCCAATGTTGTGGCTAATCCAACAATTATTTCAAATGAGATTTTGGAAGTACAACCAGTTGAAACGCAGCAATCAGCATTAAAAAAAAAAGTTGAGTGCGAAAACCAAAGCATTTTTGAAACAGATGCGATTGAATTAGATAGCATTGCAGAAGAACTCATTTCATTGGGTGAAGATGCAAATGAGGACTGGATTTTGATTGACGAATACGATGTTGACTATGATGAAGATGATGCAGAGAATGAAGCAATATCACACATCTTTGATGCAGTAGAAATTCATCAAGTAAGCACTGGAACTGCAAGACCAAACGCAGTAAGTGACCAAGATGCCACAATAGACGAGCGTAAGTATTACACACGTTATCGTTATAGCGGTAACATAAGCGATGTAACACGCCCATTTTGTACTAAAATGCTACAAGCTGACAAGCTATATCGCAAAGAGGATATAATGGCAATGAACAATAGGGCGGTTAATCCAGGATGGGGGCCAAATGGTGCTGATACTTATAGCTGTTGGTTGTACAAAGGTGGCGGTAACTGCCATCACATTTGGAGAAAGCAATTATATATCAGCGCAAAAGGATTTGGTCTTGATTTGAACAGTCCAAATGTACGCACTCAGGCTTGGACAAGAGCCGAGAAAGCTGGGTACAAAATTCGCAATAATTATTTGGTAGAAAAGAGACCTATTGATATGCCGTACAATGGATTTCTACCAACCAATCCACGTTTCGGAAACAAATAAAATTTAAGAAAATGCCAATACCACAAGAAATATTACTCATCAATGAGGACTACATCAAGAAATTTACTCCTTTAACGGATGCAGTTGATCCCAATCTTATCAGACCTGCAATATACTTGGCGCAGGATAAGTATTTGACCAACTTTTTGGGTACAAATTTGACGGTAAGATTGAAGGATGATGTTGCCAATGGCACGTTATCTGGAGACTATGAGACATTACTCAATGAGTATGTGTTGAAAGTGGTGTTGTGGTGGACAATGGTTGAACTTTATCCATCATTATTGTACAAACATGATAACGGTAACTTGGTGAGTAGACAAAGCGAGGACACAACGCCTGTAACAAAGTTCGAGATGGAGTCATTGAAAGAGGCTGCACGTCAAAACGCAAGATGGTATACCAAAAGAATGGTTGACTATTTGTGTTTTAATTCAACATTGTTTCCAGAGTACACAAACAACACGGATAACAACATTTTCCCAGATAGAAACCCATACGGAAAGAGCAATTTTCTCATATCTAATTCATATAGACAATGGCGAACAAGAATCAATCTCCAAGACTTTCTCCCCCCATCGTACTAAAGCGAAGGGAGTATGAAAAGTTATTGAAACAATATCTAAAAAAGCAAGAAAAGAGATGAAAGTAAAGCTGTGGTTGTTGGGTATTGCAACGGTATTTTTACCCATCAAAGAACTTATGATAACCATAGGTTTTTTGGTTGCAATGGATATGGTTGTGGGTATTTGGAAAGCTATCAAATTAGGTCAAAGAATTCGCTCACGCAGGATGAGTGACACCATCACAAAATTGATGTTGTATCAAATTGCTATTGTGAGTGGATTCTTAATTGAGCAATATGTAATAGCGCAACTTATCCCCATCACAAAGTTAATAGCTACCGTAGTTGCAATCATTGAGTTCAAGTCAATCATTGAATCTATTGAGTCCGTTACTGGTAAAGATTTGTGGTCAAAGATTAAAGCAATCATAGGTAGAAAGAGTGAAGATTTAACAGATGCGATGATAGATGGACAAGGTAAGTAAATACGTAAGCTATTTTGAGGTAACGCACAGCAATCAAGCTAAGGCATTGAAGATTGGAAACATTCCAAACGCTGAACAATTGACTAACTTAAAGCTGGTTTGCACCAACATTTTTGATAAGGTGCGTGAGCATTTCGGTAAACCAATCGGTATATCCTCAGGGTTTAGAAGTATCGAACTTAATACACGAATTAATGGTAGTAAGTCAAGCCAACATATGGAAGGCAAAGCCTTAGATATTGATGGAGACATACACGGTGGCATAAATAACAAAGAATTATTTGACTGGATAAGAAAAAATTGTACATTTGATCAACTCATTTGGGAGTTCGGAAGTGAGAATGCACCTGCTTGGGTACACGTAAGTTACAACAAAGAAGGGAATAGAGGTCAAGTGTTACGTGCAGTTAAGATGGGTGGAAGGACAGTGTACCAACCATTCTAAATATAACATATGCCTGAAAGTCAAAAGACAAAATTAGCACGTGAATTGCGTGAGCGTTTTCCAGATACACCAACTTTAACGTTGGCTAAGAAATTATCTAAAGAACATTTCGAAACATTCTTAGGAGTAGAAGATGCACGGCACGCACTCCGCAGGATTGAAGGCAAGACGGGAAAGTACAGACCTGCTGACAAATCATTTATAGTGGAAAATGATAGACCACGCAACCCATTTAAGTTGCCAAAGTCTTATGCGAAAGGAAGAAAGCACATTGACATTAAAGGCAAAAAAATTCTTATCCTATCCGATATTCATATCCCATACCATGACATCGATGCATTATCTACTGCTATCCAGTGCGGTATTGATGAAGAAGTGGACACGGTTGTATTGAATGGTGACGCACTTGACTGCCATATGATTTCTGATTTCGTTAAGGATCCGAAGAAAAGAAAATTCAAAGATGAACTTTACGCGATGCGGACTTTCATTTATGAATTGAGGCAAACATTTCCAGATGCAGAAATCATTTACAAAGAAGGCAATCACGAAGAAAGATATTGGAGATATATGCGAGTGAAAGCACCTGAACTTTTTGATATAGATGCATTTGATTTCGCAAGTCTTTGCCATCTTGATAAACACAACGTGCAATGGATAGAAGGAAAGAATAAGCTGAACGTTGGAGGTCTATCAATATTTCACGGCCACGAATTTGGTAAACAATTTATGCCGTCTGTAAACGTTGCGAGAGGTCTATTTTTGAAGACAAAAGCAAATGCAATGTGTGGACATCATCATCAAACGGCTGAACACACGGAAAGAGATGTTAACGGCAAAGTTATCACGTGTTGGGGTGTGGGGTGTCTATCCGAGTTGTCACCTGATTACAACCCTTACTCAAAATACAACCACGGATTCGCTATAATAACCAAAGGCAATGCAAAAGAATTTAACGTCAAAAATTATCGCATCAATTGCGGGGTTATTTATTAGTTTTTTATTGTACAATTTTGGGAAAAATTCATGCAGTAAAGAACAATCTATAATTCATCGCAACGATACAATTGTTGTATTGAAGGCACACATTGATACCTTGAAAGTTGAACGCATTAAATTAAAAACCATTTATGAAAAGGACATTGATACTATCTATCTTATGGATAGCACTGCCATTGATAGCGCATACACAAAGTCTATCCAAAGACTCATTGAACTGGAGCAAGCTGGATTCTTTGCGAACTGAAAGACGATTAGTTGTGTTGGGTGTGCGTTCACTTGACTACTACATTGAACTCAATTCTAATTTAAGTAAGGAGAATCAGTCACTAACTAAGATGAACGCTATTAACGTAGCATATATCGAACAATTAGAGGCTGATTTAACGCATATAAAAGACATTGCTGAGCAACAGACTAAAGCAAAAAAAAAGTGGCGAAATACCACTCTTTTAATTGTTGGTGCTAATGTCATTTTTTTGACATCAATCTTTTTAAGTAGATAGCAAAATCAAGAGCCTCTTCGTAAGCGTGTTGCATCCATTCCTTTTCGGATAGATTAGCATTGTCCACCGTTGTTCCGTATTTCTTTCTCCCCATTTTCTCACGTGAGATAAGGTCTGCAATGACCTCTTTGTAGATGTCCGACTGGCAGTTGTCAAAGTCGTGAGTTATATTCATAATTTCACTTGTAATTTGGGTTGTGTTTCTTGTTGTGTGCGGATATATTCAGTAAGTTCAGGTAGCATCCAGTAGCCATATTCCGCCAAAAGTGATGTAAAATCGGACATTTGGCGAGTTATATCTGGAAGCATTGCGCCGTCTGCGTCCCACAAAGCTGTAATAGTCTTGCCGTGTTCACGCTGAATCGACTCATTGAGTCTCTTTAATAGCATCTTTGTTTGGTGGTTGTAAAACCATTTAATATCCTCGCATTCATCGCCTGCGTAGATGGAAGCCTGAAGCCACATTAATAGGTTTAGCACCTTGATTTTTTCTAACTCGTCTTGAGTAATTTCTGTTTTCATTTTACTTATTATATGTAGTCATAAAATAATCTGTAAATGCTTTTGCGTGGTCTTCGTGGTCAAATGGAATCTGACCTTCCCAACCAAATGAATCTCTATATTCAAAACCCATTTTGAATGCAAAAAATATTTGTTCAAATTCCATTTTTTTAGATTCATTAACAAACTCCATATGAGTCATAACCTCATCTAATTTTTTACCTTCTAATTCTTTTTTTGTTTTTGAAAACAAAAAGTCTACTGCTGTTTCTTTTTTCATTTTATTTTTATTTTATTTAGTTTTATTTACGTGCCAGTACATATCGCACTCATTATTTTTAATTGGAGGTTCAACAAAATATGCCTGATAGAACTCATCTTCTTTTGCTGTATACCTATAACAATTTTGCTTCATTGAGCAATTCGTGCCTTTGCATTTAGTGATGTCTGCCATAGTGCTAATTTATTAAGCGAATGCGTACTTTCCAAAATTCTTTTTTAATTCGTAGAATGCCCTCATCATAATTGCATCCGCAAAGTCGGGAGATATTCCGTGTCTCTTTTTAAGGTCTTCCTTATTGGTTACTCGCAGTTTTCCATCACTATCAATCTTTTCACGTCTAATCATTTCGAGTTCCTTCACAATGGTATCTTTGTAAGTTGATTCAAATGTGATGGCATTACTACTTATCAATTCGCCTAACTTAAAATAGCAGTCACATTTCAAATTCATATAATTATCACGCACCGCCTTCGATCCGTTCAGAAATCCTTTGCACCTGATAAAGTCAACAACTCCACCACCTATGCCGTCTTCGTCTGTCAGTACGTTAGATAATCTTACGGAGTGATTTTTGATTAGTTCATTGATGGTATCTACCACCTCATTTATTGGTTTGTGTTTTAACACCACGAACTTTTCTGCGTGTAAATTATTCCACACCACAATGACTGTCCTGTCATCTCCCATACGAGCAATATCCGCAGTGATGAATTTGTCACCCAATGTAGTGGATGGGCGAAAGCATCTCAGTAAGTCATCATATTCATAAAGGCGGTCTTTCGTTTCGTCGTAATCCCAATCACCTTCTAACAACCTTTTGCGGTCAATATCGGGAAGCATCTGTAATGATTCGATGTACACTGGTGAGATGTGTGGATTATCCGTTGGGAGTGCCTGAATGAATCTTCTGTCCTTTCTTATTGAGCCATTCCTTTGCGCATCAAAGAATTCTCTGTATAGCCATCCCTTATGGGGATTGCAGGTCAATAGTCCTTTGGGATTGTCATTGATTAACTTGTAACGTACACGTGAATTCAAGATATTGATACACTTTTCAGTTACCTCACTTGCCTCATCTACAAAGTAGTCAGTAATCTCAAGCGAACCAAAGCGACCAAAGTCGGGATCACTTGGCATATCCGCCAAGTCCATCAAGATAATTTGTGAGCCATTGTACCAATTGATAACGTGGTCTTGACCATTGTAGGTATAATCCCTTCCTGCAATTAGTCCGTGCGCCTTAGATACCTCAAAGAACGTAGCGAGAGTGGACAATCGCAACTTTTTAAGTTCAGCACGGCCAATCAGACCTCGGGTACCTGGG